TGTTGCTTTATCAAAAAATGCTCCCTTACCACCAATAGGAATAATACTTGTAGCAGAACCTCCAGATCCTCCTGTCCCCTTACCATAAACTAAAACCTCATCACCTTCTCTAAATGCAACTTCAGCATTTTCTAATGATGTAGGATTAGATGATCCAGTAGATCTTTTTATTCTAATTGTATTAGCCATCAGAAATTACCTCCATCGACAAGTGTTAGTTTGGTTGTTGTGTTGTCTGCTTTAAATGTATCAGAAGCAGAGTCATAGTAAAGGATAGCATTATTGACTTTTCCTGATATATTAAAATTTAATCCTGATATTGAACCAGCAGGGCCTTGTGGGCCTGCTGTCACTACTTCAACTATAGAAATAGGATTAGATGAACTCATACTGTGTAACCTTCACTTATAAATAGTGTACCTTCTAAATAATACATTTGAACCCCATTAGGGTCTGTTAGCTTTACATCATAACTAAGTTTATCTAAATAAAAATTTACTGTATCTGTATCAGCAAGCTTTATATCAACTGTACCATTAGGTCTGTCTGTATAAACAACACTAAAGTCTGCAAATTTTTTTGTTCTACCCTCGTCATAAACTTCAGCAGCTACAGTAAAACCAGTAAGATTAACTTTTGTATTATTAGAGTCTTTAAATATTAATTGTAATGGAAAGTCTGCTCTTCTTTTAATTTTAAAATCTCTTTTTATTGGTGATTGAGCCATAGTTACGTTTTGATTATGTACATCATAGCTACGTTACGAGGTCTTGATTCTCCACCCTCATTGTCAACGTCAATAGAAACGCTTGTTGCAACAGATATTCCTGTCTGATTAGTATTCATACTACTATTACTTGATCCTCCATCTCCACTACCAGTAACTCTTGATCCTCCATCATCATCTGTACCATGACCCAAAGTCGTATGTTTGTGGCCTGGGTCAGTAATGGTTGATACAGCAGTTGCATCAGCATCGTGATCGTGAGATTCGTTTTGTGATCCTTGAGAACTACCAATATTTCTTCCCGCGTCAACATTACGATTATTATCCCAACCTCTAATAAATTCACCTCTTAAATCAGGCAGCCCAAATGTAGTAGCACCATCACCTGTACCATATCTTGTGCCAATAACAGCAAATAAAGAAGCGTAAGTTGATCTGCTTATATTTGCACCATTACACTCTAAATAACCTGTAGGAATACCATTTGACTGATAACCTGTTCCTGATGCTTGCGTGTCAGGTAATGCAAAAATTGCACCTGTAGGAACACCATTTACAGTTTGAAAACTTAAATTTCCTGAATTATCTGTTTGTAAAAAACCTCCATTGACAATACTCGGAGGTAAAGTGAGATCTACATTTCCTGATAAAGAACTTGGTGATTTTAGAGAAACAAAAGGAGAACCACTTGAATCTTGAAGTCTTAACGGTAATCCATTAGTAATATCTAAACCTGAATTACTTATAGAAACTCTCGCAGTTCCAGCTGTAGAAAATCCTATCGTATTAGCACCAGACCTAAACATTCCTGTGTCTGTATCATTATCAAACGCATAAGCTGGAGATCCAGCAGCAGATCCATCATCACCTAAGATTTGGCCTGTCATTGTGCCGCCTGATTTAAGCAACAAACCTAAATTTGTTTCATCTAAATTACCAACCTCAAAAAAAGTTGCACTAGCAGCAGCAGAAGCTCCACTTGTTGATCTTATAAGAAGTTTTTTTGGTGTGGTTGAGTTATCAGCAACAAATTCAGCAGGTTCTATTTCTCCTGCATTAGCTTTTGCACCAAAATTATTGGAAGCTACAGCTTTTAATGTATTTTGTATATCAATTCTAACTACTTGACCAGAAGCATTATCTATATTTTTATTGCCAACCTGAGACATTACTTAAATACTTTTCTCCATATTACACCCCTTTACCATAACCAACAGCCTGGAAAGTAAATTTTTTATTAACTGGATTGTTATTACTATCTAATATTTTGACATTGAATCCCTGACCATTAATAATTGACCCTGCTGCATTTAGATAATTTCCATTTGTATCTGTTTTTATTACAAAATATTCTCCTTGAGCAGCGTTTTGAATTGTTATTCCGACTGAAGGTGGGAAAGCATTTGCTCCTCCTAAATTAGATGTACCTACAAAAAACGGTTTAGCAAAAGTTACATCTAACCCATTTGCATTTGTTCCAGAAGATAAAGCAACTGTTGATGTTCCTGTACCACTTACATAGCTTCTTTCTGTCCTTGATTCAAAAGAAGCAAGAATACCAAGCTGTTGTATTGAAATATTATGACCAGTATTTTGAGATTTTAATTCTAATCTAAATTGAAAACCACGACCTTTAAACGTTCCATTAGCAAAAGTATTAAATTGACTATAAGTAGGAGAACCTGAAGGATCTGTTTGTGTAGTTCTTACTTTTAAAGCAGCACTAACATCATTAACAGCAGGCCCATCAAAATTACCATTAGGGGCATAGTCATCCCACAATTCCCCTGCAGGTATTAATTGATCTATCGTATTTACAAATGCAAAAGTGCAATTTGAAGAACTAATAGTTTGAGAACTACTCGATGTAAATGTAAAAGTATTAGTAGTAACGGTTGCTATTGCAAAAACACCATCAACTCCATTTCCAGTAGTTGCATTGAAATCTATATAATCAGCAACAGATCTTCCATGATTGTTTTTAGTAATTGTTACTGTTGTTCCTGATTGAGTATAAGTTGCTGAAATTGTTTGCCCCCCTAAAGCAAAACCTATACTTTGAACAACTCTTTTTAAATCAAGAGAAAATACAGCACCTAAATCTAAAGTAGATGCAAAATCATAAGTTGCAGTAGAATTTGCAGAAGGATCTGTCAACTGTAATCCTCCAGAAACTACTGAACAATTAGTTTTTGTTCCTCCAAAAGGAGTTGAATCTGTATCTTCTCTATCAGATAAAATTTGTTGACTATCAACTAAATCAGGAAGATCTAAAATTACTGAAGTTTCCCCCAAACAAAAATTACCTTGATCATCACGAAATTTTAAAATATATTCTCCATCAAGACTTGGAACTACTGCTTCAGTAGTATTGCCTGCAAGTGCTTCTATCAAATCTATAGAGTTTTGAAAAGTTCCAGAACCATCTGTTTTATTAGAATGTCTTACAAAAACTTTTCCTCCATGAATCACATCAGCATCAGTAGATTGATCCCATCTAAGTCTTATTAATTTATTATTTATTGGTTCTATAGTTAAATTTTGAACATCACTAGGCGGTGCAGTTTTACCAAGTGCATTAAAAGTAACATCAGAAGATGTTGCTGATAATATCAAAGCAGCATTAAATGAAAAAACTTTTATTTCATATGTTCCAGCTTCAGTATTAAATATTTCAAAATCAGGTCTAAAAACAATTTCACTTACCCAGTTAGAACTGTTAAATCTGTATTGAACTAAATATTGTGAGACACCTGTAACAGTAACCCAAGAAATAATCAATTTTGGAACTGCAAGATTATTTATTACAACAGTTATTTCGGATGCTTGAACATTCGATGGTGGGCTTACTGGTTGATTTAATAAAGAAACATTCCTTGGTGGTAAGGCTAAATTATTTTCAATATTATCGTATTTTTCCTTAATATAAGTTAGTGCTGTGATTGAAAAATTTATACCATCTTTTTCTTCAACAGTTATAACTCTGAATGTCTGAGCAGACTCTCCAACAGCATCACTTTGAATTAACCACATAGAATTTACATTAGGAGCAGCAGAAAGAAATGTATTTAAAGTAATAACATCATTGTTTATGCCTAAAATATTTCTTGTTTCAACACTTCCATTTGGCAAAATTACACTAATTCTTTGATTAGATCCTGTAAAGTTACTTAAACCATTTGTGCTATCTATTGTTATTTGTGCTGTTGTTGCAGATTTTATTCTCCCACTTCTTCTAAACCCATGCCTAACAGGATCATTAACTGATATAACATTACCTGGTCTTACAATACATCCAGCTTCTATTGAGGTATTAAAAGAAATAACCTCACCCTCCTGTTGCTCGCTGAAAAGTATTGCCTTCCCTAATCTTTGAGCTTGCCCACGAGAAGTTGTAGCAAATGCTTTTACATCTTTTTTAATTATCCCTAGTTTACTTTTAGCTGATGTATCTTCTACAACCTCATAATCTATTTCCCTACTATCCATATTAAAGTAAGCTACATTCACTACAGTATGTCTTTGTTTTAAACTGCTACCCTCATAAGTAAAGCCACCCTCAGTTACATTTGCCAAACTAAATAAATAACTTGGATCTGTAGGTCTATCTTGAGTAATATTTATTGAACCTTCTGACCATATAGGAAAACACCTCATCACTCCTGACAAGTCATTTATTAAATCAAAGGCTTCTCTTGATCCTTGAATATTTACGTTACAACTAAATCTTGCCTCCTTACTGCCAAATCCGTCATCTATTAATTCATTGGAATATTTACTTGCAGCTATAAAACTAAATAAATCTAAATTTTGATACCTCTTTGCATCTGTACTTTGATCAGGTGCTATTTGCTCCCCAAAACCATACCTCTTTGTTGTGAGAAGATCTAGCAGTATTAAGGCAGGACATGAACACCATTCAGCAGATGTCATAGTACCATCAAAAACAAAACCTTCTGGATAATTAACTCTTCCTGTTTGCAAGTCAACATGGGGTTTTAACTTATAAGTACAATTTGATGTAGATACTGTTTGAGATGTTGTTGAAGTAAAAGTAAAACTATTAAGACTTGGAACAGAAGCTACTTCAAATGTTCCATTAACGCCTGCTCCTGATGTTTTTGTAAATATAATTTTATCTCCAGTTTTTAATTTATGATTTGTGCTACTTATCGTAACTACTAAAGCTGCTTGAGTATAAGTAGCTGTTGTAGATAGAGTGCTATTTTCTGCAGGTATTTTAACTTTTACTCCACGAATCCTAAATGATCTTTTTGGAATATTACTAAATTGTTCTGAGTCTAATCTTAGATTTGTATAAGCACTATCAGGATATGTTTGCTTATCGTCAATAATAAGTTGAATTAAACTAACGTTAAAAGCATCAATTGTTCGTGATCCTGTTGCTTGATCAGAAGTAACTCTTTCAATTTTTATTTCAGCAGAAGTATAATTATTTGATAATTCAACTCTATATTCTTTAGAGTAAGAATCACCAGTTCGTCCAGTAATTGTATCTCTTATTTTTTCTGTAAATGATGTTTCACTATTTTCTTTTCTTGAAATTTTTAAAGTAACACTAGAACCTAATAAGTCACCTTTGTCAGTTGTTCTTTGCAATTGAGGAAATGTAACTGTGACTTTTACAGCATCTTTCCCAGTAGGTAAAGTTCTTGTTACACCACCATTTGCTACTGTACATGGAGCAGAAGAAAAACCTACAAGAGATTGAACAGATTGTTGTTGACCACCAACATGAACTTGATTTGAAGAACCAAATCTTGTTGTTAATTGTACATTTGAAAAATTAAAATCTCCTTCTTGAGGATTTGTATTGCTTGCACTTTCGCCTAGAACAGGTGTGTTATCTAAGAAAACATCCTTAAGACTTGCATTTGTATATGCAACTGTACCTTTAGTTAAACCTGCCTTAGAAGCAGTAGCAAAACCCTCAATTTCACCTTCTGAAAGCAAATCTTGAATAGATGCAAATTGTCTACTGTTTAAGGTGTCTGGAGTTCGCGTGGGAGGAGGTGGGGGAGGAGGTGGCCCACCTGATCCTCTTATAATTTTTTTCTTATTAATCATGCTACTACCTGATTTGTGTCAACATTTGCTGAAATAACAACAGATCCAACTATTACCTCACCATAAACTATGGGATGGCTAGTTCCTGCTCGGCTAGTATTTTGTATACCAGAAAAACTAAATGATATTCTTGCATCTTGATCGTTTGAATGTTCTTCAGGTTTTGGTAGAGGAAATAACATTTCATTTACACCTGACAAGACTAAATTTGCACCAATACCACTAACTAAAGTTCCTATACCAGTTAATAAACCTTTCCCTGCTGTTGCTCCAAATATACTTTGATAACCAAACATTCCAGCACCTGGAAAAAGAAAAGAAGCACCGATTAAAGCAGCACCTAACAAAATTCGATTTCCTGATCCACCACCACCTTCTCCAGTAATTACAGGGATAATATTAATATCTGCTTGACCTATTGGATTATGAATATCATCTTCGCCTATATCGTAATCATCAACTATTATTTGATAATATTTATGAGCCATATAAGATTCTAATTTTGGAAAATTAGAAATTAAAAATTTTATTGCATCAGCAGTATTATTTATAACTGCTTTAAGTTCTTTATGACCAACAAACTCAGCAAGTTCTCCATGAAGCTTAACTGTTCTGAGCATAACGATACCTCTTAGCTGTACATTTTTGTAACCACTCAGAATAGGGTTCTCTACAAGATAGTCTATCGGCTAAATGATGCAAAACCATATCTCCAAGAAAAATTGCTACATGATTTAAAGTTGGGTGCATTATAGACATCAATAAAACATCTCCTTCTTTTGCCTGTTCATAAGGTGGAAGTTCTATAAAACCAGTATCTAAAGCATACCGTTCAAACAATGGATTTTTTAAAAATTCTTCTGGAGTCATAGATCTTTCATAATCTACTAAATGTATATTTTTATTTTGTCTATACCAATCTCTTACTAAAGACCAACAATCAGTAACACCCCAAATCCAAGACCTTCCTAATAAATCAGGGACATAAGCTTTTGGCAAACATTCTGCCCATTCTTCTGTTATTGGATTAACAATATACCAAGGTAAATTACTATCTTCACAGCTAACTAAATCAGCTTCACTTGCTTGAGGAGGAGTATTAGGATGAGAATGAACAATCGCTATTATGTCACCAAGCTTATCTGCTTTTACATAATCTTCTGGATTTAAAATAAATTGATAATTAGCTGTAATTGATAAATTTTCACAAGGATAATACCTTTGTTTACCTTTTATATTTAAAAGTAAACCAACAGATTCTTTTGGATATTGGTTTTTTGCGTGAACCAATGCGTCTTCTTTCCAATTCATTGATTAAATGTTCCTATAGAAGGAAATAAACTTCTTGTACATTGCCTGCCAGGAGCTTTTACTCCCGCCATATCTATTGAACCAGTTAATTCAAATTCAACAATATCTCTGTTTTCAATAGATTTTCTATCAACGGTATATACTTGTCTTTTAAATTCTGCTGTAGGATCAGGTGTTCCATAGGGATTTGAGTTTCCAGGAAAATTAACAGCATCTAAAAATCTTGCCATTGTTTTAATTCTTGTGAAAGTAGCATTTGTTAAATCATTGCCTGGTGTAATAGAATTTACAGATTCTAAAATTGCAGACATATTTCCAAATGCGTTACTAATTTGAACTCTAGGTCTAGGAATTTTTCCTCTTTGATATTTAAAACCTGATGCTTGAATTGGAAATCTTTGATAAAGCTCAGTTGCCCAAACAATTACACCATTAGCATTAAGATTAGATCCAGAATGAAAGTAATACTTTGTTGGTAAACTTTGAGGATTACCTGTTGCAATATGCTGTCCAACAACAAGTTCTAAAGTAAACAACTCAATTATTGCTGATGGATTTATTTTCTGTATTTCACTAAAAACTGGATCGTGATTAATAGTCATGGTTCAAAAACTTCAATAAAAGTAGCTGTTAATGTAGCTCTACCAGGAAAATCCATACTTTTATTCCAATTAGGACATTTAAAATTCATAGAACTTGACTCATTAGGTGCTGTATATGTAAAACTTGCACCATCTAAAGCTCTAGCATCAAGAAATGCCTCAAGTGCATCACTCTCTGACTCCGTAATGTTTTTCCAAGTTAAAGAAAATTCTTTTGGGTTTTGATGTTCTGGCAAGCCAAAAAATATGCGATGTTCATAACCATCTTGAAATTTTATAGTTCTAATTTTTGGACTAGATTTTTTTCTAACAGGGAAACTAGGTTGAGGAGTTGTAGGAAATGCAGCCATTTATGAGAGTAAACCTCCTGGTCTTTTTTCTTCTATTAATTGTGATTGTACAGCAGCAGCAATAGCTTGACCTAAAGCTTTTCCTGATTCCTCATCACCATCAACAGAAGAACCAGAAGCATCTACATTTACAACAATATTATTAGACATTCCTCCTGATGCTTCTACACCAAGTCTTCCATTTCTACCTCTACGCAAAGGCATGATAGCTTCGACCCCAGCTTCCCCTGCTAATGCTGCTCCATCAGCAAGCGGAAAAATTGTGGGACGAGAAATTAGTCCCCCTTTGGCATAGGGTACAATTTTGTTATTTGCTATTACATTACCATCTGCATTAGGTAATAAATTCAACTTACCTAAGATTGGATTTGCAAATTTCATAAAAGCTGCTCTAAAAATAATTCTATTTAACTCTTTTAATGCAGATCTAGCTAAATCAGCAAATCCTCTTTTACCCTCAAAGAAAAAGTCAGCGAAAGCATCGGATAATTTAGTTACAGTATCAAGTGCTAATTCGCCAAGTCTGCTCTTAAGATCTGTAGCTTTATCTGATAATTTTTTAAATTCTTCTGCAAAATTAAATGTTTCTGTTTTACCTTTTTTTAGGGCTTCTGTAATTTGTTCAAGAGTAACTTTAAATTCATTTCCCTTACCTCCAAGAAGTTCAAACATTTTTGCAGCTTCAAAATCAATCTCAACTTGTTTTAATTTTTCATCGTTAATTTCACCTACTAAATTTAATATTTTTTGTTGTTCTAAAGCAAGTTTACCTTCATCTTTACCAACCCCTTGAAATCCACTTTTATCTTCTATTCCTTTTAGCTCGTTATCAATATCTTTTTTTCTTTGTTGTAAAGCAGCTTTTTCCTCTTCAGTCAATTTCTCATATGTAATTTTTGGAAATCCCAACCCATCTTTACCGAATGTCGTTATTTTTTTCATACCACTATCTAGTTGTTTATCAATATCTGCTAATTCTTTTTCTAATCCTGCAGCACCTCTTAACTTACCTAAAAGATTAAAAGCATCTCTTAATTTTAAAATTCTAGTAATTAATTTTGCTATTTCAGAAATAAGATTTTGGAAAAATGCTCCAACAGGAACAAATATATCTCCAACTTCTTTCTGTAATGCTTCTAATGCTACTTGCATCCTTAATCCAGCCTCAACACTTGATGCAGCCATAGCTTCAGCAGCGTTCTTATGATCTTTACTTAATTTAACTACAAATTTCATAACACTATCCAATCCAACAGTTCCATCTCTTAAATCTTTTTGTAATTCTTGTAAAGTTCTTCCACTAGCTTCTGCAAATTTTACAACTGCACCAGCCAAGCGTTCACCGAGTTGACCTTGTAATTCTTCAGCCGACACCTTACCTTTACCAAAGATTTGCGACATGGCTCGAATAGCAGATTGTACATCGTCTGCTCCACCACCTGTTGCTTTGATGGCTTCAGTAACACCATTAAAAACAAGTTTTGCATCATCTAATGTACCTCCCGCACCAATTACAGATGCAGATAATTGAGTAAATTGTTTTGTTGCTGCTGCAATAGGAACATTTAATCTTTGAGAAGTATCAGAAATAATTTTTTGAGCTTTATTAAAACGTGATTGAGTCCCTGTAACACCTTTTAAGGCTATTTCGAGTCTTTGTATTTGTGCAGAATATTTTGCAGCAGCACCCGCAGCTTTTACAGTATCAACAGCAGCACCTATGCCTGCACCAATAGCAGCACCAGCAGGCCCTCCAACAGCACCACCAGTAAATGCTAACTGACCTGTAGTGCCTAACCCTGCTGTAGCTGTACCCGCTAAAGCCCCTAAAGCTGCTCTTCCTCCTACTGGAATTTTATTAAAACGTCCTTGAAGTTTTGCAAATATACCACCTTGACCTGATGCTGATTGCGTAAGAGCGTTCATTTTTGCTCTTACCTCATCAATTTCTCTACCAAGTCTGTCATAAGCAACAGTACCAATTCCAACACTATTTCTAAGATTTGTTAAAACACCAATTTGTCCTTGAAAAGCATTTTTACTTAAAACAGTTTTTCCATTTACTTGAGTAAGTTTTTTTATTAATGGTTCTAATTGTTGACGTGAAATCTTTACTGTACTTTGGAATTTTTCAAAATCTTTTCCTATACTTTTAACAGCAGAAAAACCTTTTAATTTTAATTGAAGTTGTACGGTATCAATAGCTTTTGCCACTATTTTTTCTCCTTATTAATTTCACGAAGAGCCACAGATTCCATAAGTTGTAAGCCCTCTAACATTTCTAATCTGTTTTCTACATTGTATAGGTCAAATAGTCCACCAGCAAGCAGTAAGACTTCATATTTTAATCCTACTACACCTCCAAAGGACATTGACCATTGTGTATTCATTCTTAAAAACATCATAACTATATCCCAATTTTCTTCCATCACTTCAAACTCGTCTTTTTCTTCTGGTGGCTTCTCTATCTGAATACCAAAAACTTCTGCATCTTTAGCGGTTTCATCTATAACTTGTTTGCTACCCGAAGCCCAATATAAAGTAGCATCAGTTAGTTTTTTGCTTGTGCATTACTATAAAAATCTTTAAATGCTTCTAATACACCCGCTACAAAATCTGTATCTTCAGCAAATTCTTTTAATACTGCTTGTGAGAATTGAATAGGTGTCCCATCTTCTTCATTAACATCCTCCCAACCTACTAAAACTTTTTGCAAAGCATCATACTCAGTTGCTTCCTCAAAATTATTAAGTTCAGATCTTGATAAACGATTAAATTTGCCTGTAAATGTTGTAGTTTCAAACTCACCTACTTTTGTTGCAGATGGTGTTTGTACTTTTACAGGCCAAGAGTAAACCTTAGTTTTTTTTCTTACAAAAGGCATAAATTAAAATATATTCCTCTTTA